ATGGCTGTCCTTCGCAGGAAGCGTGCTGTTGCATTTTCGGAGTTTGAACGACAGATGGGAAACCTCTGCAAAGAACTGAAAGCGCGACTGAATACGCTTCCGTCACGATACAAGAAGTTCCTCAGCCGCAGAATCTATGAACCAGCAAGTCATGCGTATAGCGCAGTGATTATTGCCAATGAGCAGAACAGCCGGGATAGCACCGGCGCGAAACGGCGAACCGCAATGTTTGTCGAAGCGCTTGGGCTGCTTGCCAAACTGCAAAAGCCGCTTCTTTCCTACTGGAACCTCAAAGACAGTTCCGAAGGAGGTATGAAGCAGGTTGCGGACATGGTCAACCGGGAATACGTTCTGATCTATGGTGTGATGGGGAGAAAGGATGCACCGCCGATGATTGTCACGTTACCCAAACGCAAAGCCAAGGAGCTGCTGTTCCTTGGGAAGATGTGCGAGCTGCACCGTTATACCTATCAGCGTATTGGTCATGCGCCGAATGATTGCACTGACTTCATCAGCATGCAGATTGCCGAGTTTGTTGATTCTGCCCTGTGCCATGTTGTTGTGGCAAACCATAGGATTCCCGAGACGAAAGAAGAAGCTGAGCGAAGGATTCAGCACCTCACAGCGGCTGTTGACTGCTTGAATGGGATGCAGCGTCCGATGCTGGCACTTTGGAGCCTGATGGACTACAGCGAGCGCATCATGGATGAATGGGCAGGGCTTCTTGATGAGGAAATCAAACTGCTCGAAGGTCTGAAAAAGGCTGATAAGACCAGATACAAAGATCTGAAATAATCGGAGAAAGGAGCTATGGGTTGCGTTCTGCAAGGCTGGCTGCCTACAACTTCTGGCTGCGTGGCGCGTCGGTTACGAATGCCACGAACTTTTGCAATGTCAACAATAACGGCAATGTGAACACGAACGGCAACAACGCGACGAACGTGAATGGCGTCTGCCCCCGATTCCCATTATTCAAGTAACCAAGTATGAGGGTGAAATGTCAACAATAATGAGAAGGAGAGTGCAACCCTCCGGGCGATCCCCGGTAAATTGATGGCTGCGCTGCTGTAAGCGCGGCACACCACGTCGGTGTCCCTTTATGGACGGGCGGACGCTTCTTGCATGGCGGCGAGCTGACTGTCATCGCCGTTTCATTCCCGTACCATTGATCCGGCAGAACGACAGACCAACCACAGCATTGCTGTTGGGGACAACAAGAGTCGGAAAGGGCGTAGGCGAAACTTCATCCTATGACAAATCGAGATAGAATCCAATCCCGTATCGAACGCGACAAGGCCCGAAAAGCCGAAAAGCGCCGTGCGTTGATTGAGAAACACGGTTCCTTCAATAATGTGATCACGATGCAGAACCTTCACCGCTCCCTCAAACGAAGGCGCGGCAATGTCGAATGGAAAGGATCTGTGCAGCGGTACATCCAGCATGCCATCGTCAAGATGAAGCGCACGAAGGATGATCTCCACAAAGGGGAGCTGCATATCAACCGCACCATTCGTCGCCGCAGCATCTACGAGAGAGGGAAAGAACGTCTGATTCATGCCATCATGATTGACGCACGAGTCATCCAAGGGGCGCTCTGCGACAGCAGCATCACGCCTCTCACGCAACCCGTCCTGATCTATGATAACCCTGCGAGCACCAAGGGAAAGGGTGTTACTCATGCGCGGAAGCGGAACATGAAATTCCTCCTGTACAACGCATCCTTGCACGGAACTGACACCTACGCCCTTGCTTACGACTTCACTGGGTATTTCAGCAGCATACCTCATGCACTGTGCCGAAAGCGGCTGCACGACGTTGGGATGGACGATCGCCTGCTCGATCTGACAATGTACTTCGTGAAGCTGTATCAGGAGCAAGACATTTCGTTCATTCCAGATGAAACGGAAAGGGCTGAAATGCTGCAGCGGCTCTGGAATGATGAGCTTGTCGGCGCAACCCTCGGTAGCCAGATTTCTCAGGATATTGCTCTCATAGCCCCAAACACGCTTGACCACGCCCTGAAGGACCGAGAGCGCACAAGGGACTATATTCGTTTCATGGACGATGGAATTGCGTATGGCTCAAAGGCTGAAATGAGGCGATTGCTGTCTGTTGTAAAGACAGAAACAGAGCATCTGAACCTTCGTCTCAATGAGAAAAAGACGCGCATTGTCAAACTGTCCCGTGGCGTAACCTTCTTGAAGGTTCATTACGCAATCACAGAATCCGGAGCGATCATCCGAAAGATGGTGCACAGCAGCATTATCCGGATGAGGCGTAAGCTCAAAAAGTATCGGAGAATGGTAGATCGTGGAGAAATGCCCCTGAGCGATGTACTGGTATCCTTCAAAAGCTGGTACGGCAATGCAAAGAGTGTTGCGTGTACATACCGGCAGCGAAAGCGGATGCTTGCGCTGTACAACCAATTGTTCCATGGCTATGGGCTGAAAGGGATGATGATTTCATGAGCTTTTACAAAGTCGTCCGCGACGGCAACGTCATTGATGCCGGTGAGATCTGGCTGAAGTGGCAAGCAAAAAACCGCATTATGGTGAGTTGTCCTCCCGACGAGGCGCAGTTCATCATGAGCCACGACGGCAACACCGTATGGCGTGTACAGTGGCTCAATCCTGCTCCACTGGAAGCCGGCACTTACGAAACGGTCGAAGCGGCAATCATCGGCAAGCAGGAGTATCTCGATCTTCGTGCTGTGCTGGACGATGGCGAGGTTGTTCCCGTGCCGGAACCGATTGTTCCTGAGCCGGAACCCGAACCCGAGCCTGATCCCGAACAGCCTGAGGAAGAGAAACCTCTTACAGTTCAGCAGATGCGCGAGAAGCTCGTAGAGCAGGACGCGACTATCCAAATGCTGACCGACTGTATCTTGGAAATGAGCGAGGTGGTTTACAGTGGCGTGTAAACTGGCTTCGCTTTTATTTCGCATTTTTTTCGGAAAGGAGAGTGATTTCATGATGGCTATGCTGTGGTGCCAGCAGATCATGCTTGGCAAAAAGACCTTCGCGCAGGTTCCCAAGCTGCTGAAGGAAAAGGTACGCGAGCTGCTGGTTGATTCTGGCTGCGAAGAACTGATCACCGAGGAGTGATTCGATCATGCGTAAAGCCAATACGCCCCTGCCGAGAGATCGTCCCAGCAGGGGCAAACGTTTCTATGCAATCGAAGAAAATGGGGACGGCACAGTTGATGTTTACCTGTCGCCTGTTGTCTGCACTTACGATACTGGCCTTGGAGTTCACGAGTACGACATCAGTGTAATGGTCGTTCGAGGTGTAGTGCCGTGGCCGGAACTGGAAGACGACATTCGCGCACGTTATGATTCATGGTGCGAATCCGGGGAGGTGATCGACCTGTGAACACACTTTACTCTGTCATTATCATTGTCATTCTGGCATTGATCGTGTCAATGATAATGGTCGTTGGTATCGCGTGGACACACTATCCACGCGGTATTATTCATTACTTCCTGATGAAGCGGAAAGGAGATTCCAATGGGAAAAATCGCTGACATCAGTCATTATCAGGGTGACATTGACTGGTCTAAAGCCCGAAAAGAGCTTGATCTTGTGATTTTCCGGGCCAGTGTCGGCAGTAACGCTGACAAGAAGTATCTCGAATACACTGCCGAGTGCGGAGTGCCTTACGGCGCTTACCACTATGTCAAAGCTGGCACGGCAGAGGATGCACGAACGGAGGCCCGGTTCTTCGTAGAGTGCGCACACAAAGCGGCGAAAAGGCCGCTTTTTTATATCGCTGACATCGAATACGAGGCGCAGACCGAAACCACCACGGAGCCGGTATGCGTTGCGTTCCTTGAAGAGCTTCGGGCGTTGCTCGGCAATAGCGTCAAGATCGGCCTGTACATCAACCGCAAGTACAAGTGGGCTGGCGCGGCCATCGGCATGTGCGATATCATGTGGATTCCGCACTGGGGCAAGAACGACGGCAACGTTCCCGAAGAGAAGTACCAGCCTGATTATTACTGCGACATCTGGCAGTATACCAGCGAAGGATCGGTGGCTGGCATCGATGGAGATGTCGATCTGAATCTTCTGCTGGGCGACAAGCCTTTGGAGTATTTCACCGAAGGATATGTCCCTGACGAAATGAAAGGAAGTGAATCCGTCATGGATTCCAAGTTCTCCGGCGTTCCTACCAATCTGCACCTCGTTGCATGGATGATCGCAGCCCATGTTGCGAAGGTTGTGTATTGGTACGGTACGTGCTTCTATGAGTGTACCAAGTCCCTGTACACTCGTAAAAAGAACCAGTACTCGAAGTACTATACCAGCGCTCGCGAGTCCGGCTACATGGCTGACATCGCTGCTGGAAAGATGTGTGCTGATTGCGTTGGTATCATCAAGGGTTTCTTTTGGACCGGCGGTGATCCTAACGGCAAGAACGTCTACGAGGCGAACAACTGCCCAGACCGCTCTGCAAATGGTCTTTTCAGTCTGTGTAAGGAGACTGGCAAAATCAGCACCATTCCTGATATTCCCGGCCTTGTTGTGTGGCGCGATGGTCACATCGGCGTGTATATCGGTGATGGCGAGACTATCGAACTCAAGGGTTTTGCCTATGACTGTGAACGCAATGACGTTGGCGATGGCTCTTGGACGCATTGGGGCAAGCTGCCTCCTTCCATGATGAACTATGTCACCGACGGTGCTTCGGTTCCTGCTCCTGCAAAACTGAAGCTTGGCGACAGGCTTCCCCTCAAGAAAGGCGACAAGGGCGACGACGTTGCAGAGCTGCAGACCGCGCTCAAGACGCTCGGCTTCGATCTTGGCACTTACGGCCCGAAAAAGGATGGCATTGACGGTGATTACGGCACCAAGACGCGCAATGCTGTCAGCGATCTCCAGCGCACTTCCGACATGAAGGAAGATGGTGTGTTTGATACTCCCACGTACAAGGCGCTGCTGAATAGGCTGTCTCCTGCGCCCGAACCCGAACCCGACACCCCTGATGGCGGCAGTGCTCCTGCCTACATGCTGATCATCGAGGGCGACGAAGATGATCTTCGCAAGATTCAGGCTGACCACGGCGGCACTCTTGCTGCTGTAGATAGCGTTATCATGGTATAACGCAATGCCGCACCGAAAGGAAGAGATGCCGATGCAGAAGTATGGCAAAAAGATCATTGAGGAAATCATCGACTGGGCAGTGCCGGTTATATGCGCCGGTGCAATGCTCATGTGGAATGATGTCCCGAATGAAATCCGGCATTACTGGCCGGTTGGATGCGTTCTTATCGTCGGCATCTATTCAATGATCGTCGCCATCCAGAACCGGCGTGAGGTCAGACGGCTTCGTGAGATTCATGAAAAAGCCGACGCCAAGGAATCTGACCGCAAGGCCATAGACGACAGCATTCAGAAAGCCTTCCGAGCAATGCTCGACGATCAGATGGGAAGCCTGTACGCCTCTTGTGTTGCCAAGGGTTACACAACCGAGGATGAGCGCAGACGGTATGACCGTTTGCAGACCGCCTACGAAGGATGCGGCGGCAATGGTGAAGCGAAGCGCCGCAAGAACCATTTCGAGGCCATCATCGACGAAGAAACTTGGAAGGCTCAACACCCCAATAACAATTAACAGAAAGGATGTACTGACATGAAGAAGTCCACCAAGAAACTCATCGCTCTGCTCTTTGCGGTGATGATGATCATCGTATCTATCGCTATCCCCATGGCCGCCTTTGCTGAGGACATGAATGTCCCTGCCACTGATGTCGTGACCGACATCACCGTTCCCGCCGAGCCGTTTACGTGGAGCTACCTCGCCACCATTGCTGGTGCTGCCGTGTTCACGCTGCTGGTTGTGCAGTTTATCAAAGCGCCCCTTGATAAGGTTTGGAAGATTCCGACGCGGTTTCTGGCATACATTATTGCGCTGGTTACCATGCTGGTTGCTACCGCCCTGACTACTGGTTTGACCTTTGATAGTGGTTTGCTCGCCGTCGTTAATGCGCTCCTTGCGGCGGTTTCCGCATACGGCATGTACGAAGTGACTTTCGCCAAGATTTCCAAGTAAATAATGCCACGCCCTCCTGAGAAATACGGGAGGGCGTATTTTTGTGCAGAAAAATACGAAAAATACAATTTTACGTATTGACAACTATACTCACGAGTATTATAATAGAGTCACAAGGTACGAGGAGACCTTGAGCAGAGCCAAGGAAGGAGGACGCAGAGATGCAGCAAGAACACCGAAAGGATGTGCAGCCGATGGCGAGCGATGTCATCAAGGTTTCAAGGGAAGCCGAAGCCCTTGAGATTTACCTGATGGTACTTGAAGCCATTGAGCAAGGCAAGACTCTTGAAGAGTTCGCCGAGCTTCTGATGGCCAGAATCAAGGCAAAATAAAAAAGGCTTACCCCACCGACCCTGACAAGTCCGGGGAAAGCCTAACCGAGAACACAGGGGACGAGCCCGCTCTGCCTCGCCCCTCATTGTACCAGAGCGCAGAGCGAAAGTCAAGGAGGGTTCAAACGTGAAAATGACCAAGATCGATGCCAAGTGGTTCAGCGAATTGTCCGGCGAGGACTACGACGAGGTGTATCAGATCTCCGATGCCGATGTGGATGGAGAGCACGAGTTCTGCGGCGATTATGTTTCCGTGTACCATGCTGTCAATGGTGAATGGGCATTTGCTGGTGGCGACCGCATTTGGTGGTTCAGCACCCGCCCAGAAGTGGTCCGCTTCGCCAAGGCGTTCGGTTACGAAGTGCCTGATGCCGCATGATGGAGGTACGCGAAACAATGAAGCCGATCATAATTACCGACAGGCGCGGTAAAACCTTCACGATCAATCCGGGCGATTGTTTCTTTGCGAAGGATGCGCACGGAAATGAGTACCGCTATCAATATCTCGGCTTGATGCCCGATGACTGCGGTTACGACCACTATCTCAGAAATGAGACGAAGCAGACCTTCGCCAACGTCGAGCTTGAATGGTTCGCCCAACGCAGAATCACGCCGATAGAATGAGCGCACGGCAGGATGCCGGCAGAAAGGGGTTTACATGAAAACCATGATCGATATTCTCAAAGAACGCCTCCCGGAAGGCTTGGAGGTTGTCAAGGTCAAGGATAAGGCCAGCGCCAGTCAGGCTCAGATCACCTTCGCCTACAAGGGCCTCGAAAGCGGAAGCTGGATCTACAAGACCTGTGCTCCCGGCTGCGAGTACAAGCTGTGCGATAGCACCATCGCAAGCGTTATGATGAGCTTCGGAATCAAGCTCCATGACCTCGAAATGGCTGAATACTGGAAAGCCAAGCTGCTTGGGGAGGCGTAATGCTATGCTGAAAAAGAATTTGATCAAGTACAGGCTGATTGAACAGCATATGAAGCTGGTCAGCGGTGGTCATTTTGATGCCGCCCGGATGATCCTTCGCCTTCTGCGCAAAGGTGTCGTCGTGGTAGGGCTTGGCGATGTAGACCATGAAGTCGAAACGATTGCAGAAGATTGTGGCTGCCGCGTGCGGTATGGTCGCAATTACAATACCGCCACTATCAGATATTGAGGTGTACACGCATGAAAGAAAAATATCCGGGCATCGAAGAAGCTGAACAGCAGCGGATCGCGTCGAGCGCCATTGCAGATGACGAACCTGATTTCATTGGCGGCGCTCCGAACTACGATAAGTTCACCGGCTGGACTGCCGAGGAAGTATTGGTCTTTCTGAATATCGATTGACGAGGGAGGGGCTTCCAGATGACTATCCGAGAAAAGCTTGCCCTGATGGAGGAAATCAAGCGCGAAAATGATGAGCGCTGGAACGACTTTGCAAAAGATCAAAAGCGTCAGGCTACGGCTTGACAGATGGAGGCATACGATGCTGGTATATCGGTATTACTGCCTGAAGCACAGCCCAAGCCCGGGAATAATCCCGGGCGGGTTTGTGGGCAGAAAGGTATGGGGCAGTCGCCCTTATCTTTCAAGTGTAAATGCAACGGTTTACGGCACGGTCGATTACGAGGAGCCGCTTTCTGCGGCCGAGATGAACCGATACGGGCTTTTCCCGACAAATTATGTCGCACAGCCCGTCGCGGTATGAATGGAGGGCGATTGCGATATTGACTTTGATACCCACGAGTGCTATAATTCCCACAGGAAGGGGTGACAGCCATTGGCAATGATTACGCTCAAAGAATATGCCGAGCGCCTGAAAATGAATCCGGTCGTCGTCCGGCACAAGGCCGAGCGTGGTGGATTTCAGACTGCCACCAAACTGGGGCGCGATTGGATCATCGACGAGGATGAGCCTTACACCGATGGACGAGTCAAAAGCGGAAAGTATATTGGCTTCCGTGAAAAATTGAAAAAGAAGGACGGCGAAAACACCAGCGACAGCGCTGGCGAGTAACCGCAAAGCAAGACCAGCTCTCGCATTATTTGCGAGGGCTGTTTTTATTTCTCGTATTTTTTCAAAAAAAGTTCAATTTTTCGTATTTTTGGTATTGACATCTGTACGCACAAGTATTATTATATAGCCATGAACCACACCACACCGACTTGAAAGGAAGTACGAACCATGAAGTACATCGTAATCGCTCGCGTTGCCGATAAGGACTACCTCACCAAGGTTGAAGCCGAAAGCCTGCTCGGCGCAGAACACGCGATCCTCGACAAAGCCGTCTGCACAAAGTTCGGATACGGCGTAGATGCCGCGATGGCCTACGATAGCAAGACGATGAAGACCGATTGCTTCGTTGGCAGCGCAATGAGCGCCGAGCCGATCGGCTACCTCGACCTGCTTGACATCATCGAACGCCACAATGAGAACCTCAAGGAAAAGGTTGCTGCAGAGAAGCGCATCCGAGAGATCGACGAGCAGATGAAAAAGCTGGCTGATGAACTGGAAGCCGCAAAGAAAATCCTCACCGCATAACAATCACGACACCGGGCCGGGCGGTATAACCCGGACAGGAGGGAAACATGAAAAAGTATCGAGTGAATGGATCCGAGCATTTCAACCTTTGCAGCATGTACGAAAAGCTGAAGGTCATGGAGATCGAAATGCAGGAAGGCGAGCACCCTTGGGACGATGCAATTTTCGATAGGATTGAAGAAATCGAATCCTTGATGGAAAAAGCGTATTGCGTCGGTGCTCTTGTTGATTGGCCTACGCTGAAGCGTATCAGGGAAATTCAGGCAGAGCGCCAAATGATTCGCTACAATCGCAGTTTGGCTGCCGGTCATTCCGAACGAGAAGCAGCAAACGCATTCCAACTGTAAACAAAGTGCTCCCGCCCTGGAGGTTACGAGGGCAGAAAGGATTTCACCATGTTCAAGAAGATCGTCAAAGCCATCGCCGAAATCCACACGAAGGATGATTTCAACGCCGCCTGCGGCATGATCGATTCCGCTTTCCAGCACGAGAAGATCAACTGGAACGACCACGAACTGTTGTATGAGCTGGTAAGCAAGCTCGCCCCTCTCTATCAGGATTGAGAAAAGCAAAGGAGGACAGAACATGGATATCTACGCAGCAGTCACCGACCGCATCATTGCGGAACTGGAAAACGGCATCATCCCGTGGAACAAGCCTTGGACTGGTGTAACGACCGGCGCGATTCGCAGGAGCAACGGCAAGCCGTACAGCCTCATTAACCAGTTTCTCCTTGGCAAGCCGGGTGAGTACCTCACCTTCAAGCAGTGTCAGGAAGAGGGTGGCAAAATCAAGAAGGGCGCCAAGGCCAAGATGGTTGTATTCTGGAAGGTTCTGAGCAAGGAAAAGAAGGACGCAAACGGAAACATCGTCCGGGATTCCAATGGCCTTCCGATTGCCGAGGAAATTCCGATGCTTCGATATTTCAATGTTTTCCACATTGATGATTGCGAGGGCATTGAGCCAAAGTACACCGCCGAGAATCCTCCGGCTACCGCAACCGCAGTCGAACAGGCTGAAACCATTATCGCGGACTACGCTGCAAGGGCTGCCTTGAAGATTGAGCACAGCCGACAGGACGAAGCGTTTTACAGTCCTCGCCGCCATCTGGTCAGCCTCCCTTTGATGGAGCAGTTCGAGGACAGCGCCGGATATTATGAAACCGCGTTTCATGAGCTGACGCACAGCACCGGTCACAAGACCTTGCTCAACAGGTTCGCGGATGGAGACGGAGCAGCAGCCTTTGGCAGCGAGAGTTATTCCAAAGAGGAGCTGGTCGCAGAGATCGGTGCTTGTGGGATCCTGCACGAGCTGGGGATTGAAACGGCAAAGAGTTTCCGCAATAATGCCGCCTACATTCAGAATTGGCTTTCGGCGTTGAAGAACGACAAGCGTCTGATTGTGAGTGCTGCCGGACGTGCAGAAAAGGCTATCAGGCTGATTCTCGGCACCAACGCTGAGTTGGTGGAAGAATAAGGACAAAGCTGTGCTACCGGCTACACGGGCAGAGAGGAGCGTCTACTATGATCCAGAAGAAGGGCAACCAGATTGCGGACGAGCGCCGCGACCACCTCGACGAGCACATTGGCTTCGATTACATCCTGCGCGAAGCCCACACCAGCGATTTTTCCGAGTTCGTCATCGATATTGGCGGCGATGTTCTGACCTACAGGGTGTACGGAAACAAGTCCGCAGGCTTCACGATTACCGCAAGATGA